GGTGGGCGAACGTATTGATGAATTTACCAAAATGTGTGTTGATGGAGTAACCTGATGGCAACCCGAGTTCATTAATGTACGTGCGATCATCCATCGGATCACCGAAGAATGGATTGTACCGAGGCATGGGCTTTGATCCGTTCACATAGGGATACACCTCGAAGAAAGGTTGTCGAGTCAGCTTCTTCGTATAGAGTTGGAGCTCCTCCTTCCAGGGTAGGGCTTCGATCCAGCGATCAATCATTGGTGTTGAGCAGTTTTGGTCAAACTGGTGGACGTCGCCCCCGATGACGTAGCGCCAATTGGCGACTTTGGACTCTAGATCCTCATGCCCGCGATGCTTGAACGTGAAAGCGTACTCATTGAGGTAGAACTCGCCGTGAGCAGACAGGAATTGAGAGATGAACCCGTTCTGGGGCCAGGGGTAACCGAAAGCCACCCGATCACGGAAGGCGAAGAAGTTCTCGTAGACTCTGCCATTCCAGCGAACTTCTTTCGAGGCGATGAAGCGCTTACCCTCTCTGCCTGACGTGCGGGCGTAAAGCTCGTCATTCACTTCTCGATCCTTCGATGTGAACGAGCCGTCGGGGTGCTTAATGACGGTGTCCGGTTGACGACGTGACACCACATATGTCAGGTTCATGAGAGCGAAGTCCGTGTAGTTGATATCATGCTCCCCTTTCAAGCTCCGACTGATGATGAGCTCGGCGTGACCGTTGAATAGCGCATTTGCCGACTTCTTCAGGGCCACGTCGTTTCGAAAGAAGGGCGCCCCGAATGACGCCTCCTTTCGCATCGTTAAATCAGTCGGACGCCACTGCCCAAACATGAGTTTGACGAGGATGTTGAACACCTTCTCATCCGCCTGAGACAGGAAGCGATCGACGATCTGATTTTCCGCTTTCAGCTTGGTGTTATCCATTGGTGGAGTAGTTGCCGGATTCATACCCATACCGGTGATCGATCGTAGAGCATAGAAATTGCTGGTAATGCCGTTCGCGCCAACAAATCCTTCATCATCAATCGTGACCGGCAGGAGTGCGGTCAGCCGATCGGCAATCTCGGCGTTGGTGGAGAGAAGACGAGGGTCCAGCGCATTAATCGGGCCGTCACCTTCCATACCTGGAAACGTCTCCCGGGGCGCGTTAGGCCTGAATCGCTCCATCACTCGTGTCCGCACATTGGGTACTGATTCGAGCTTCTTAACAGTTGAGATATTTGGCAAGATGAGCGGGGGGGTTGGTTTGTCATCTGGCGCCATTAGAGCACGTCCTCCATATCGGAGTTCGCGGGCGGTGGTAGCTTCGCCGGATCCCGATCGGGCTCGGTCGCATCCGCTTCATCTAGGGTGGCGAGCGTGACTGCCTGCAGTTGCCGCGCTTGATACTCCCATGGTGAAGAGTAGAGAGCGCCTGGAATTGCGAGAATGGCACGGAGACGTATGCCAAAAGTCTGTAGATTGTCGACGAGAACCTGCAGCTCACGAGGATCAACGACCATTAGTGTGTGGGCGTCGTCGTAAGCGCGCAGCTTTTCGAAGAGAGTGTTTCCGGTAATGAGCCGAGGCTCGAGTACCTCGGGGAGGACGCCGTTCTTTGGTAAAACGTAGATGATCGGTGGTTGCATTTCACAATTCCTCATTCAATTTGAAAGTCTTTGCTCGATCGAACATTCGATAGAGTTCTTCGACGGCGCAGGACTGAAAGTCGAGATCAGGATCCAGCTCATCAGTCCGGAGATTCACCGTAACGGTGAACCCCGATGGTTGCGAGTGCTGCACACATATGTCGAGTTCCGATGTGCGGAATAATCGCACATCGGCCGACGGCTCGAAGAACTCGACGGGTTCGGGCGGTCTCTCGCGCAACAGCGTGGCCAGCCGCTTGAAGACTGGGTGGAACGCACGCAAGCGCAAGGCCATCATCGGAGTGAAGGGGATCCAGCCTGGCTGTTGCACCGGACCGATCTCCAGCATGTCCGGATTGTTCGCCCGGTAGAAGTAATTCATGATTCACCTCTCAAAGACTGTTGCGTGAGCAAGATGGCCACGCCGTTGCAGAATCGTGGCCAATCCGTAGTCTGCCTTCTCATCATCGTAAGGACTGGAATAGTGAAGCCCTTATCAGCGAGTGCGCCGATTAAAGTGTCAGCGCGATTTGCAACACCGGCCGGCGAGTGGGCTTCCATTAGCCAACGCGAAATCGCGCGACTCAAAGCCACCTCTTGAGATCGCAAAAGATCATCCTGATCGTTAAGGAACACGCGAGCGCGCTCTCGTAACGTTGGAATCAGCGCCGAACTCATCGCACTAAGACCGTCATCAGCTGG